CAGTCTCACTCCCTCCATCGGTGTATTTCCAACGGTCAAGTAGTTTAACAGCGTCCACAAACGCTTTGGGGGTACCGGCAATGACAGGACCTTCGGGACCAGATTTATATTTATCTCGCAACGTTCGATATTCGACGTTGTCGATCTTGTCTGGGGAGTCTCGGAGTATGAATTGTTTGAGCACATCGAGGCCGTTATCCATGTCTAGGATGCGGAGGGAGAAGCCGGCGGAGACGAGGGAGGCGAGAGCACCGGTTTTGCCAGAGCCGGAGTCGCCTTCGATAAGGAGTTTGGTGTATTCATTACTCTGATGTTGGCTTAAGCTGGGCATCTGATTTCCTTTTGAAGTCTTGGCAACGGAATCTTGCGTCGGTTACATCTCCTGAGTTAACTGGCGATTGATTGCACCGGCCTGTCCATTCATCAATTGGGGCCCATCCAGTGCATGTTTCACAACAGTTTGGGGGCCAACGCTGCCATGATGGTGTTGTGTCAGGATTTGGCAAGTAGCACCTCTGTGTATAAGGTTAACAAATCTCCATCACGTAGATCGAGCATTCCGGTATTAATTGCCAGTCGAATGGTCGTCGGTGAACCATATTCCGCACCGAAGCTAATGGTGAAGTGGGTTGGCGATCGGTCGGTGATGCGGGCTTTGAGCAGTGGAAGGATTATGCGTCTGGATTTATTTGACATATTTCTAACCCATCATTTTTGAGCCATTTCAATAGTTCTGCGGTGTATTTAGTCATGTCATAGCAGGGAAAGAAGTTCTCAAAGTATTCCAATAATGATTCTTCTATCTTGGCTTCAAGGGGTTCCATCTCTCTTCCTCCGGTAGTTTGATAAAGTCGGCTTTTAAGAACGCTTCACGAACGGATGGGTCCTTGCTACACACTCCACGGAACTTACATCCACCGAATTTGTCACACGCGGTGTCGTTTTGTGGCCAGTAGTTGATCGTGGCGTATTGCTCTGCCATGTGGAGATGGATGCGTAGGTCCTGTATCCACTCCTCAGTCTGCGCTGGGGTGCGGAATGTGAACCCACGTTCGAATGCGTTGGGTTTGTCGAGGAGGATTTGGGCTGCGCTGATGATGACGCCCTTGATAACCCCACCAAGTACAACCTGGCCTGCGAGGGTGTAGAGAGACATTTGGTTATTTGGCGACCATTGAGCCATGTAGTATGATCCAGCGGCGGTGGTTGTGGTTTTATGATCCATCACCATGATCTGGTCGTTGAACGTGACGACTCGATCAAGATGGCCACAGAGGATGTAGGGTTGGCTGGCACGAATATACTGAATGGTTACACCACGATTGATCTCCTCCATCGTCAGCGGAATAGGCTGATTGCATGCCTCCGGTCCCCAATCAAGCTCGAACCTAAAACTCACCTCAGTCGCCGCTGAGCCATCTTCCCTGATTATAGTTTGCGCTGGGTCGTCTTTGTACTTGTCGAGGTAGTCGATGACGAGTTGGAGCAAGGTTCTTGGGTTTTTGTAGTTCCCTGCACGAGTCGTTGTGTCAGGATTCCAGTCATGAATCCGGTTAAGAAGGCAAAGAATTGTATCCCGTAGAGCAGCGTCGTGGGATTGCCCAGAAATGCAAAATCCATCATATTCCTCCAATGCCTTGTGATATTCCTGCCCAAAGCGAAGGTGAACGGAATCTTCCTTTGGGGTCCAGCCGTCGAGCATTATGTATTGGTATAGGCGAGGGCAGGTCTTTATATAGCCGATTGAGGTTGAGTCCCATGCGTATTGGATTTTGGTTCCGGGAAGGAATGGGCTGAGGGGTTGATTGGCCTTCTTCATATGCGTCTCTTAATCGTCGGCATCACTGGTTTCAACCCAAGCGCCTGTAAATCAATCTTCACCGCAGGGCCACTATCCTTCTTCGGCCGTTTGCCGCCAGCTTCCTTAACCGCCCGTTGATTGCGATGGTAGGCGATGATGGCGTCTAGCCGCTTGCGGCCTAAGGTGCCGTCTGCTGTTGATAGAGACATTGGATCTAGGGTCATGAGGTAGTCGATGTCGTTGAGTTCGTCAGTCATTGACAGCCCTCGGATGGCAAATGATGATTTCACGGTCTGGACGATGTATGCCTGTGAGTAAATCAATTCTATTATTAAGGTATCTCCACAGCATTTGTCTCATATCATCACGATCAATTGCTTCGCCTCCTGTGATTGTGATTGTGGTTGACAAGGGTTGTCGCCCAAATGGTTCGTCAGTCATTCTTGGTCTCCTTCTTACCCCAAGATTCCATTTCCTTTAGTCGTTTGCCATCGGCTATGAGGCATTCACGGAACTTAGCGTCGAAGTCTGGATCGTCTTCCTTTGGAATTGGTTTCCAGAATGGTTCATCGGTCATCACTAGTCTCCTACACAGCCAGTTACCAAAATCTCTTTGGCATAGTCTATAGCATTCCTTTTGCCCATCCATTGAAGGAGCCCTGGTTCTTCATACCAGTTATTTGAATCAGCAAACTGGCTAATCGCTGTCTCTAACACCTTTACACGATGTTTATATGCATCCAATTCTGTGATTTTATTCATTTCCTAAGTCTCCCACCGTCGTTGGTTTCACATTCGCTCTGATCATTCGGCAATGATTCTGCACCAACACCCGAATCACCGCAGTCCACTGGCCTGGGCCATAATGGGCAATCATCGTGGCTTTGTCTTTAGTAAATAGGTTAATCTCGGCTCGGATAACGTCAAGGGAGGGGCGGGGCATCAGGTATCTCCGTTGTTTTCCGTACGATGAATACTTCCTTAAGCCCCTCTGGACAGAAGGTCATTAGATTAGTGAAGGCTTCTTTATCCGCCCAAGAATCCCGAGCCATGATTAGCTTATGGCGAAACAAGATTGGGTCAGTGGCTGGAATGCCGATGCCAATTTCCTCGGTCTGAGCCCGTTCCCAAATCGCGCGAAGGAGTTCAGGTGAGAGTTTGGGCATCGCCATCCTCCGCTTCGATTTCACTTAGAGATTCAATCTCCGGTGCGTTCTTGTCCTTGGGTTCGACATAGAGGAATATCGACCCATCCTCCCCATGGCGAATGCGGACTTGCAATACATCATACTGTGACTGTCCATGCATTGGGTCGCCAATTGGATACGTGCGGAGGTTTTCCTTACGATCGATGGCCCGGGCGTTGTTCATCCGCATTTGGTAATTGCGTGCGGAGGCATGATTGTCGAAGACTAGGCGAATGCCTTTGGGGTCGTCTAGGGCCTTGTCGTAGATTTCATAGATGTCGCGATAGGACATTCGGTTGGACGGGATTGGCATTACAGTTGCTCCAGTAGAAGCTCGGCGAGTTTTCTTGCAAGGGTATAGATATCAGCTGATTCAATATCATCCGATATATCTAGTACCACCTCTTTAAGCCGCCCTCGTTTGTATTCTGGTTGGCATAAAGTTATTCGTTCATCGGGATCGTAGACTATTAGCAATCGTGCCATCTTAACTCCATTGAATGGTTCGTGAATCAATCTCAAAGTACTTATCACTCGACCTTGTTTGGATCACATACCTCACATTGCGATCTTGCGGTCCTTCGCCAATCAGATGCGGATCGAGATGGTACACGAGAGGGAATTCTAGTCCCTTGGACTTATGTCCAGTCATGAGTTGGATAGCTCCGCGTTGCTTAAACAGATGCTCAGCGTAACCAATGGCTTGGCCTAGGTCAGAGCCTTGGCGGATTATAATGCGCATGCATTCAGCCATGTCTGGAGCGGTTTTGGAGCCTTTGGCTAGCTTAGCTTCAAGCCACTGATCCACTCCACTAAGCGCCTGTTCTTTTCTGAGTTCTCCATCTCCGAGCTTCTTAAGGGTCGTAACGATTCTTGGGCCGATTTCGCTACCGACGAGGTTAATACCGTGTCCGTGAGCAATAAGCTTAAACGCAAGAGAAAGTAACGGTGCATTGTTTCGGCAGATGAAGACTGCATTTGGCTCAAACTCACTTGCTGCGTGGTAATCTCTGACACCTACTTCTCCTCCGGGGTTGAACCATTTGAAATGTGGGACGTGCCATCTAGCATTGCGGACGATGGCTTCGGGGCAACGGAAACTGATACTCAGATCAAGATTGGTCATAGCATAATGGCTCTTGGCATCCTCCATCCCTGCGGACTTGGCACCACGGAAGCCGTAGATGTTTTGATGAGGATCGCCTACGCCGATGAGCCTGCGATCACCAACTAGCTTGCGAATCATTTCATGATTGACTGGGTTGAGGTCTTGGTATTCGTCGACGAGGGTAAGAGGGAACTTAGGGAATGCTCCGCCGAACAATGCGGACATGTATACTTGATCGTTATAATCAATGGTTCCGTCGTATGATAGCTTAATTGATTGTCTGAGTACTGCATCGATAAGATCGGATGTAAGGTCGTCAGGCTCTTCGTCCAATCGTAGATGACATTGAGTCTTTGTCGCGAGTCTCGTTGCAGCTGGGTGCACGCCATCCGGGATGTAGCCAATGGCCTTTGCCATCTCGACCCCTTGCCGGACTTGGTCGTAGGCGGACCACATCGTGCGGGCTTCTTTGCCTTTGACTTCATCGGTTATGCCTTTGAATATGTTGTAGGTCTTCTTGGTGTCGAGGGATATGCCTTTGCCAATGGCTGATGCCCAGATACGATGACCCAGAGCGTTGAACGTGCGAACGGTGGTTGAGCCGAGCATACGGGCAGTGGCTTCGTCTGCGTTGCGTTTGTTGAAGCAGAGATAGAGGATTGGCTTTTGTTTGGCGACCCCTTCGAGCATTTCGAGAGTTGAGGTCTTGCCTGTGCCCGCGAGGGCATTGACCATTAGGTTGGAGGTTGTGGTTTTGGTTGCGGAGATTATGAGTTGTTGTTCTTCGGTGGGTGGGTGAGACATTCCTAATTCCATTTCATCTTTGACCCAGTCGCTAACATCGTTACTTGTTTGACGGTTTTCTCTAGGATTTGTCCAATGCCAAGGAACCCTGAGCCAATAATAGGATCATCGTTGGCCTTGCGGAGATGACCGAGGACGTACATGCATTCGGCTGCGAGACGAAGGTGCTCACACGCGCGTTGATAGGTGAGGGCTTCGGATGCTTGGCCAGCTTCGGTTTCGTAGGTTGGGTATTCAGTCACGGCCATCAAACCTTTCATGTTTGAGTAGTGGCATTGGACCAGTTAGGTCTTTGTCATAGGTCTTAATCAACTCCGGTCGGATCAAGTCGCCAATGCGATTAGATTCGGCTCGCTTGCGGGCGATCATGCCTTCTTCGAGATTTCTATAATTGGGCCGCATTTGTTCAAAGGAGGTGCATTGGCTCATCTTGTAGATCTGCTCATCCATATCCCGGATTGTACGGACTAGGTATTCGACCTGCGCCCGTAAAGCATCAGGATTACGTTCTTTCCATTGATCTTCCCAATTTTGCAGTCGTCGATTGAGATTAGCATTTGCCTTTTCAAGCTCTGCGATCCGTTGCCTTAACTTCCACTTGCTCTCAAACATTCATATTCTCCTATTAATCTTCCCCACAATCGCCGGATGGCCTTGAGGTTTGGCAAGGCCAAGTTCGGCGAGTAGGGAGCGTTTGGGGGATTTGGGTTCGATGCGAGGGGGGTAGTGGTCAGGGAGGTCGATTGGCATATCAGTTACTTCTGCGGTGACTGATATATATTCCATATCACCTTGAGCTATGGCTAAATCCATAAAGTCACAGTGCCAGTATGGATACGCCCGATGGCCACTGGTGGGAATGATCCACCAATAGCCATGAAAGTCACATTCGGCACAACCTACATATTCATTATCACCATGCCGTGGCTTGCATTCAGGACAATCCATCCGTATGGCAATGTCGAATGCGGCTTCGCCACGGACTTTGTGGGCTATGAGGTAGGGGTCAGGCATATTTCTATTCCAGATACGATATGTATAAGTAAGTCCAAAAACCCATAGCCCTTGATCCTTGAACTAAATAAGAAGCGTAAATGCCTCCTACGAAGCCTAGTTGTATTGCAAAGCAGACTGGGATTAACCAGAATAAGAATAACTTCATCATACTAACCCCAGCTTGCGAAGCACATTCAACGCAGTTGCTCGTTCAGTATCGGTTTGCACAACCTTGTTCTGCTTTCGATACACAACCGATGCTCCTGCTGATTGGCAAACGTATCCGGGTTCAACTGGAGGCTTGGTGTAGTCTTTTTCGGCGCTTGGGGCTAGTTCGTATCGTTTGCGAAGGAAGTTGAGGGCTTGGCTCAGCCCCCCTTCGGTGATTGGGAATTTGGTTATGTATGGGTTGCCAAGGGTGGATGGGATCTCGGCATAGATGTGATTGTCATCGATCCATGTGGTGATGGCCCAAGATGGGCGGGCTGTGGGGAGTTGGTGGGTCATGGAGCTAAGCCTTTGCCTTTGCAATAATGGCATAGATCTATCATTGAATGTGCATCTAGGCCAGTTCCTCGACAGCCTGTACATAGTATTGGCTTTGGAGCTTGAATAGGAGGCATTGAGTCAGCGCCTCCACCACACATTCGCCAAGTGGCCTGAGGGATATCAACAACCTCAATCACTTCCTCAACCTTCGGCTTTGGCGCCAATTCCCCTTTCATTCTCTTTGCGATGTCTGCGAAATCGTCGATGATGGACATGGGTTAGATCCTCCGTTTGATTGGGCCGATTGAGGGATGGGGCGTAACGTCCTTAACGCCTGCTGGAATGCTGATGTCGTATGACGAATCAATTTCACTTGGGTTGATTATCTCACCATCAAGTGGCTCAGCCTCAACCTCAGGATATTCCTCGACGGTCGATTGAAGCACGACCTTGGTTTCGAAGTCGTAGAACATATTGGTGTTTGCCATGTCATAGGCTAACATGTCTGGAAGCATCTGCCGATGCCGACAGGTTGGACGGTGACCTGCGGGGCATTCACATTCACTAAGGGTGAGAAGGTAGGAGGATTCGACATCGAGGTTGTTGGTGAATTTAGTGATGCGATATTGATCGCCTCGGTTTCGTAGGTTGTATAGGGTCATGTTTCTGGCCTCGCCTGAAAATGAGCGCGGATAGATGCTTGCTCCCATTCGCTCTTATAGTTTTGCTTAGACTTAACTTCGATTATTACATCCTTTGATGCAATGGTTATACCCAATACGCCACTAATATGGCCTGATATTGCACTGCGGATATCATCTTCGGTTAATTCAATGCTGGCTTTCACAACAATTCTCCATCATATCGGGTCCAGTCTTCGGAGTCATAGATAATCACTTCCCATGGTGGGATTCTGCGTCCCCCCATGCTGAATGATGTGCCATATAGTAGACGGTCAGTACGAAGTTGAAGCTCATTCCACAAATACCAATCAATCACATGGTTGTTGAAGTGGTGGGGATAGTCGAAGGTCGATTGGGTCATTGATCAAACCTTTGCAATATGAGTATCCACATGGGAAATCCCATAACGAATATCCAGAAGACTGCAAAGATGAATCCCAGTAGGTTTAATGGCGAATACCAAGGTACATGCTTTGGATACCATTTCTCGTACCATTCATCTCGTTCTGGTTCTTGGGTCATTGCGGAGGTTCTCCTGTGCCAAATGACCACCAAAGTATGCCACGAATAGGGAGGGATAGTTGCCAAAGCTCAAAGCCAATTAAGCCTGCGAACACAACCACGCACCAACTAAGGGCGATAAGGGCGAGGAGGTAGTATCCGTATTGATAGGGCATGGCTAAAGCATCTCCTTAACGATAGCTGGTATCTTCGGATCAATGTTCTTCCCGATTGCCCGTAGCGCCATCGCAAATCCGGCAGCAACTATCGCGGCGCCGTTCGGGTCATATCCATGACGTTGCATTGCAGCGCCGGCAGCTTTGAGAATAGCAGAAGAGATTTCTTGCACAGCTTCTGCACCGGCATCCGCTATTGCATTTCGATCAAAAGCAAAACCCATTGTGATAACTCCTCCCATTAACAGCGTTCGTCGGTTCATTGTTAACTACTCCCACGGCATCTTAGGCATGCTCGGCTTCCGAGTGGTTTTTTGATTAGACGCACGGCGGAGGGTGACCTCAGTAGTGGTTAGATCAGATGTAGTTGGCAGGAAACCATAACGCGAGTGCTTCACATCCATTGTGGGCTTATGTTCACGCACATTGGCCGCACCGCGCACTTGGCCTTGGGTTTCCCAACATTTGTGAAGCTTGTTGCGATAATCCATGATTTGGCTCCTGATTTGGCCTTACCCCTTATTATACCATATTTGGTGATATTACGCAATACCTTATTTGGCTGATGCTACCTTATCCATACGTTCCGTGCGTAGGGCCTTGCGCTTGGCGTAGTTGAGCCCTCGACCGGGCCAATGGAGGGTTATGTATTGGGCGCGATCACAGATTTGCCAAGTGGGGAAGAAGTATTCATAACGGATGCCAGAGATGGCAATTGTAACTGACATATCGGTATAGGAACGGGAGATGTAGGTGATTTGGGTCATAGGTTGGCTCGATAAAGGGACTAATGAAAAGGCTCCGGAGGCATTTGCGCCCTCCGGAGAGTTTGGGCAAGCTGGGCAGGGAGACGGATTGCTTGCCCGGTGGGGGATTAGGGTCGCCAGTCGTAATCTTCGTTGGTCCCACCGCCAGCTAACCAATCATAGCGAGGGATGTAGCCAGCGACGGCCATATATTTGTGGCCAACGTATGGCCCAACAGGCTTAGCGTCGGCGGCTTCCGTTTGGCTGGAACCAACATCCGAAGTAGTGGCAGGACTTGGATGGGCAGGATTTGGGGGAGTGGTAGTGGAGGCAAAAGGGACGGGTGACGGAGCCTCACTCGTTGAAGCTTCCATCTCGACAGGCTTCTCGCCAGATGCGATATAGCCAGTTGTCTGGGTCAAGTTTGTTTGTGAAGTAGATGTATCGTGATGGGTAGGGCGGCCCGCTTCACTCTTACCCATGCCTTCGTCGGGAGATTGAACGGTGGAAGGAGTGGTATCGGGGAAAGGGCTAGGTGATGGAACCTCAACCACATTCTCCATACCTCGAACGGCGTCTTCATAGGTATAGGTCTCTGCAACCGGCTCAAACGGCTTTGGGTGAGCATCTTCATATGACTGCTCAACCGGCGTAGGCTCAACCACGGGCTCAATAGCCTTCAGCGCCGAATCAGCGTCTTCCATAGTACGACGAAGAACGCTTTTGATAGTGCTGACAACGTCATCAGCTTCGAGAAACCGAAGCTCTGCGGCATCACGGCTAACCTCCAAGTCGTGGCAACGCTGTTCGAGGGATGCGGCGTAGCGGCGGGAGGCTTCGAGGGAGACCTGAAGGTCACTATTGCGAAGCAGTTCCTTGGTACTCAGATCAATCTCATTCGCAAGTTGCCGTTCAAGCTCCGGCACTCGCTCCATGGCTTTCGCCATCTCCACTAGACTTGCGGCGAAATTGGTTACATCGTTTGACATTTGTCTGCGTCCTTTTGGGTTTGTCATCTAGGTGTCTCTGATCGCAAGCGATGCTTACACCTAGCTTTGACGGGAAAGGAGGCCCAAGGGGCCATAAGGGATATACCCTCTGGTGCCCTTGGGATATCTGCGGCCATTCGATCCTAGGCTGTGCAAGTCGGAGGGGATAGATCAGAAGCGGAGGGCATCAGCAGAGCCAACACTTCGTCTTGCGTATCCCTTCGGCTGGTTCCTATTACTCGATATGGATAGTTAGCGCACTAACGGCAATTAGTGCGCGGTAGAGGTTCCTTGCACAGTCGGCTTGGCAGGGGTCTTGCGGCCCTTAACCAACCCAGCCTGCTTAGCTGAGAGAGGCTTATTGGCCTTGGCTTCGGCCTTCTTTGCCTCTTCCTTGGCGATCTTGGCAGTGTCTTCCTTGACCGCACCGATGAGTGCACTCAAGTCAACAGTCGCCGGAGCTTCACTCCGGGCCTTGATCGCAGCTTCAGCGGCTACGATGATAGAAGGATCGAGACCAAGCAGTTCCTTAGCAGCGGTAGTGATCTCAGATGCCTTGACGGCATAGAGCTTCTTCCCTGCGGCCTTAAGCGCGTCGCGAACACGCTCACGGGCAATCCGCAAGGCTTCGGTGGATACTGCCTTGTCGAGCTTGGCTTCGGATTTGGCAGAGGCTTTGCCGGAGAATTTGATATCCCCGGAGAGAACCTTCGCCTTAGTCTGCTCAGCGATAATCATCGCTTCCTTCCGCACTGTAGCTTCGTCTCCAAGGTCTTTGATCGTGACCTTGGACATTCCGCGATTGAGAAGGGTCTTGAGGCCCTGAATAACAGCCTCGGCGAAGACAGCCTCGGGTAGGGCGTCAGTGTCAATCTCAACCACGCCTTTACCTTTGACAATCGGGATAGTCATAATAGCCATTGGATTGATACTCGCTATTATCTCATGCCAGATGTAGTCTGGCGGCTATTTGGGCGAATGCCCGTGGAGAGCTTATCAGCGAGCGACGTCATAGAAGCTTATAGGTGCGGGGCACGGATAGAGGCTTCTCGGTCTGTTGATCTATGTCTCCTACGCCCTTGTGGCCAGTAAGGGATGTCCCTGCTGGCCGTAAGAGCGTTTAGCTCATAGGTGATTGAAAGCTTATGGTCGCTTCACGTTCTTGTAAGCAGTGGCCTGCCATTCAAGGGTCTTGCCATTTGGCAATGCAAGGCGACGGGTTTCAGTGTATTCCTCTGCGTCATAATAGCCCATGCTGCCATTTTGGGTGGCATATGAGGCTACGCCGTTGTTGAGATGGGTGATTGCCCGACGAAGGGCAAATGGATCACTTGGATCACTTGCCGCATAACGAGCGGCTGCACGAAGCATTTCAGTAGTGGTTGGAACGGTCATGTTGTCTCCCTACGATCTAGCGGCTGCGCCGCACAAATGATAATCGATATTGCACCGCACGGTCAAATCACATTTTCGTGATGGTGCGGTGCGGTACGTTTAGCTGCTAGCTTCGCAATCCGCATAGTCCTGCGTAGATTGCGCCTAGCTCCGCGATAGGTTGAGGCAAGGCGAGGATGTGTGGCTTTGCGCCGTTTCATTCCCTTGGGCTGATGAACTCCAGTCACCTCAAGCTTAATCGCCGAACACTTCGACTTCGCCCATGGCCTATTGGCCATATCAGCGAGGATGTTGTAACCAAAGCCTTTCATCTGCGGTCTCCCTTGGGCTTGTATTCATTGAGATCAATCTCACCAATCAGGTGCAATTCCTTAAGTCCATGATACAGTGCACGCTTGTATTCGGCCTCGGGAATGAGATCCGTATCAATCTCAACCCCTGCAATAGTGTGAAATGACCCACGATAAGGAGGGATCACTGTCTTCTTTGGAGATTTCATCTGCGTTCTCCCTTAGTGTGTTGGTGTCGACACTGATAGGGCGCTTCGCGCCTCACAATACATTGGCCGTTTAAGCACACTCGGACACACCGCAATCACCACGCTGGTAGCGTTAGGATACCGCTTAAGCACATCGAACATACTCGCGTCAAGATTAGCCGATGCCATATGTTCGTCATGTTCTGCCCCATTGGTGTTGATTGTAATCGTCCCTTGCCAGATGATCATCTCTGATATCTCCCCCTGAATGCTGAATACAAAAACACAGCCGAATATCTCCGCACCGTAGATCGCCTACGCGTGGCATTCATTCGGCATATAGACCATGGTGTGAAGTGATGTTTGTGCATGTATAGTCTCCCCTCCGTTGTTGTAATGGCGCTGCTATTTACCCAAGCACTTCAAGCACCGCATGGAATGATACGTATACCATCTTCCATTCCGTTGCTTTCGCTTAGTTCGCCTGAACTTGGCCCTTGGTTTGTTCTTCTTACACTGATGACACATCATGTCGCGCTCCCTTGATGTAATGGCGCTGCGCGCCTCAACTATATTCGTCGCTTCATTGGCCTTGCATTAACCTCATTCACCAATCGCCGATGTTCAATGACCTTAATCACCAACTCCCTCGTATTCATCGGCAAGGTCATGATCTTATGCCCCATTGCATTCTGCAAGCGCAAATCAAGCTCCCTCACCCTTGCAGCCTTATCCGCCGCAATCTGCTCTGGTGTCATCGGCAACCGGGCAAATGTTCGCTTATACTCCTCGGCCCTGATTGGGTTGGTTGCCAATAGCTGCTCATACCTCACCGCTTGATGCGCAAGCGGAAACACAAGCTCACTCAACCCCTGACAATCACTTGGCCCATTGCCTTTGGCCTCAATCTCACTCAGCGTTGGTATGCTCATCGCAGGTTTTCCGGTCTGATTGCCTTCATACCCGTATTATACCACATCCACCACCATTCGTCAACAACAATCTTTACCCTATTTCCCTTATCCACTTCAGATCTCCGGTCAGTCGGATCGATCCTGATTCGTCCCCGTTAAACGCTTATCTGCCCCACTCGGAGGTAGGGGTCGTCTCTCCTCTCTCCCTACCTCCCTGTCTTGTGTAAAAAAAGAGTGAGAGAGAAGAAGGGAAGGGGTAGAATGGCAGATAGAAGGACGACGGGAGATGACAAGTCGTCCTTGCTCCGAGCGAGACAGATAAGGATCGATCCGGGACTTAACGCGATCGATCCGACGCACCGGGTATCCATCGATTGCTGATTGCCGATTGCTGGGCCTAGCGTGAGCCGTGGTGCGTTTGATTGGCATGGCCGCTACCATGGCCGCCCCGACCCATCGCTCGCACCAGCGAGCCCGACAAAACGTGAACAAACCCTCCTAATAAAAAGGCCGGGACAATGCCCGGCCTTGAACGTGATTGATGTGATTGGATATCAGCGTCCCTTCTGTGCCATCCCCGCGAGATAGCTGCTCAACGATTGCGGCGCATTGGCCTTGGCCGTTGGCTTGCGATCATCATCCACCACGGCCACGCTCAGCTTGCCGAAGTTATAACCAAACACCAACCGCTTCCCAGCAGGCAACTCAACAGCCGATTGCATATGGTTCTCGAAATGCTCCCTCGCCTCCTTCATGAGCCGATACTTGGCCTTGTACTCATCATATGCAAATCGTTGTTCATCTGCCAGCGTATCGGCATCAATCACCGTCCACACTGCATCGCTGCGCGTTGCCTTAGCCATTTGTCTAACTCCATAGAGTTGTGCGCCTTAGCGCTGTTATGTCGAGTGAGTATGATGCCTGACGTATGTAACAAGAGCCGATCAGATCGGGCTTAACCTGCTACGGTGCTCACGATACCCACTCAACACACCAACCATACCACGACCGCACTGCACCATGCAAATCACATCAACGTGAATGCATCTGCATCAACATGTATCCTATCAGTCGTTCGAGGCCGGGGGTGGGGCCAAAAAGCGTGCGCTCGCCGTGGGCCATACCTCCTCACGGCAAATTGTGTGGATTTGTGAATCACCCGGGTCTTACTCTAGCCCACTTGACATTAGTAATCTAGGTATGCTAAACTCTTGGGTAGGTGAAGTAGGAAACCGTTCGATATGGAACCGGAATATGAGAGTCTTGCTAACGGATTGAGACCATGTGTGTATTGTCTGGTTTACAAAGGCAAGGTCATGTATGTGGGTCAATCATCGCAACCATTGTCTAGGTTTTATCAACATGTGAAAACCAAGAAGATGATGAAGACGCCCTTCGGTCCCCGAGTGGTGAAGGCAATACCGTTCGATGATATGTGGGTCAAGCCATGTATGGCTTGGGAGATTGATGCAGAAGAGATACGACTTATTCATAAGTATCGACCGAAGTTCAATGTGAAACACAATGAAGATGATGTAGACGTGGAGAAGATTGACTTCAAAGCTTTGGTTCAATCCCTAGCCCCAGACAAGTTTGATCGAGTTCATCCCTACGTTGTAGGAAAGATCAACAGGAGAATCTAATGCTCACCCGCGGCCGTCTCCCGCGAGTCAAACTTGAAATCGGCGCCATCCGCTCGTTGACGGTGGATGATCTCGATTGCCTACGTGAGAAGCGCACCACCCCAACCGTTCACCGATTCCGCGATCCTCACCATCGCCTTGCGCGTCTCTTGGCCTCTGGCGTTCGGCCTAAGGACGCAGCGGAGGCTTGTGGCTATTCCATTGCCCGAGTCTATATCCTCCACTCTGATCCTTCCTTCATGGACCTCATGGCCAAGTACCGTGCCGATATACATGAAGAATGGATTGGTGGTGAAGGTGAACGCTACTCAATGGCAAATGAGGTCAACGTCAAGGCCCTCCGCACCATTGCCGAGCACTTTGACAAAGCCGAGGAAGAAGGCGAACTGATCCCTCTCGATAAAGCCTTACGTGTCTTCTCCGACACCGCCGACCGAACTGGTCTCGTCAAGAAGTCCACCGTAACCAACATCAACGTGGACTTCGCCAAGAACCTCGAGCGTGCTCGGCAACTTCGTGACGCCTCCCGGGCTCAGGTAGTCGACGCCGAACCCCAACTATTAGAGAGCAAGAATGGCTAAGTCCTCGGTGAGTCTGCGCGCCAAGGGCCTAGGGAAGGCCAGCAGGCTGCGGGGTTGTCTTGAACGGAACAACCTCTGCGCCGCTGGCCGACT